GAATTACCCATTTGGGGTGAAATTCAAAAAAACCAAAAATCTTTTCTTTACAAAAGACGTGCCCTCGACAAAGTATATACGTATATTTAGAGCAAAATTAAAACATATGAAACAGCTTATTATTATTCTTAGCATTGCGTTGTGCATTATTACAACCAGTTTTTCTCAATCCAACACCCCCAGTTATTTTATTAATGGTAGAGTTGATTTTTATGAATTGCTTGATATTCCTCATAATGTATGTGAAGAAGAATTTTTTGGAAAAATTGATGAATTTTTTCGTAAATGTGGTGTTTCTAAAGGATATAACTCATGGCAGTTGTATGGTTACGACCCCAAATTCGGAACTTTTGATATTGTAGAGTTTTTTATAGAAGGACAACCAATTGCAATAGGACAAGGTGATTGGTATAATGATCATTATTTCATGAATATGGATTTTCATGAAAAATTCCAACTAAACAAAAAATAAATGTTTAGAGACACCCTTACATTAGAGGAAGCTCTCCTAAAGGAAAGCAAAGGTGAAATCACCATTTTGGACCCCCACACGGACCAAAGTTATCACCAAAATGCTAAGGCTTGGCAGCACAACTACACAGCGTTGCGTTCCAAGTTTCGCCACATAGACGTGAGTAAACTGCTTACCTTTGTTCGAGCACGGTATGTTATTGAACTGCCGTTTACCATTGATAATGACACTAAAGCATGGCATTTTTTATATGCAGTTGACAATACCGAGCTCAAATATCATACTAAAGACAACATTGAGTATGTTTATATTCTCATTAACCCAGATTATCCAGACTTAATTAAAATTGGTATGACAGAGCGCACCGTAGAGAAACGAGTAAGCGCTATTAATGAAACCTCCACTGTAGTAGAATGGGTACCTAAGTTTGCATTGCCGATTTCCAAGGGTAATGCCTTTAGAATTGAGCAGCAGCTACACAAGTATTTCTCCGATGTGCGAGTTACGTCGGATCAAGGTAATGAGCGTGAATTCTTTAGATTAGATCCACTTACTGCCTTTGATAAGCTCCGCGAAGTGGGGGCGCTGTTTCAAGCGGGTAACCCAATTGTATATTGATATATACGTATTAAAGTGTGATGAAAAAGGGCCGCATGTGGGTCCTTTTTTATTCTCTGGATATGTATGGGTAAAAATACAAGTCATGGGAAAAGCTAAAAAGGAAACACCTAAGCATAAAAACAAAATTAACTTAAAGAAAAACTTTAAGAGAATTCAAGAAAACAATAGGGTTCTTAAAGCACTTTTAGAGAACCAAGGATAACGGACTTAGGACCGTTGTAGTTTAGGCTACTTAGACCCCGATGAATTCGCTACTCATCGGGGTTTCTTTTTATTTATTAGAATATTTATAACCATGATAAAATTGACTGATTTACTTAAAGAATTAGATTTGCGCTCTGGGGAACTAGAAGGATCATTTATTAATGATACTAATTTATATGGTGGTTTCTTTAATAGCTTTGATTTTGAGAATGCTGAGTTGATATATGATTTAAGTCCTGCGCAACAGGAAATGATTTTTAATAGTGAAGCTGATCAATCTGAAGTAAGAGGTAAGGTTTTATTTGAGGTTGATGATTATCAATTATTAGCTCCAAGTACTGGAATGACTAAGTATTTAGTAAATACATCTGGTAAAACTTGGAAAGAGTATATTATTGGGACTATAGATATTGAGGTGATGAAAAATAAGCCCTATAAACTAAAAGGAGGGCAGGTTGTTTTAACATATATTAGTAAACCTTATAGAAAACAAGGAATTGGTACTTTAATGTACTATATGGTTTTAGTATACTACCAAAACTTATTTTCAGATGAAATATTATATGAGGGTAGCAGAAAAGTATGGCTTAGTAGAATTTACAGTGCTGCTGATTTCTTTGGTGCCCAAGCACTTGATTTTTATATACCATTAACTCTAGAAGATGCCCAAAATGATGATTTGGTTGGTTCCCCAGCAATTCTTAGTTATGTAGCTAGTATAAATCCTTCACCTGAAATGATCAAATTAAAAGATGCTCTTAAGGGTTTATCATTATCTAAAGGAGAATTTGGGGTATATGAATACCCAGAAGATACTAATGCGTTTTTAGATGTTGTAGAAGGTCTTGATGATTTATTAGATGTAATTGACTCTTATGAATTAGTATCAATGTTTAATGCTAATGATAGACCAAGTGCGTTAGTAGTTAGAACATCAAACGCAGTATGTGTAGTTAAAGTCATTAATAAAAAATTAAATGTAAATATCATTTAAAAGATCTTGCGCCGGAGATTTGGCTTTGCAGGAGAATGGTTGTATGTTTAAAGCAAATAAAAAACCAATACACCATGGAAACAGCAATCACAACATCAGTTTACACTTGGATGGCTTTTTGTGCAGTATCGCACGTTCGTATTGAAGCCAAGAAAAATAATGAAGACTTGTCTTTTAAATCCCAAGGTTTGTTTTACGGTATTCAAATTGCCATGTACTGGGGTTTTACATCAATATTTTTTTAATTAAAACAACAATAAAAGTTATGGAACAAAAACGTCGTGGGCGTCCTGCCAAAATTAAACCTGCACCTGTTATTTTAGAAGTTGAACCAGGTGAAGGGACAACAATTGATCAATTGAAAATTTGTGGGGAAAAATTAGAAGAAATAGAAAAAGTCTTAGCTCGGAACCCATATCGAGTAGACATTAGAGCTGATAAGCAAAAATTAATTGATCAAATCTGCTTTTTAGTTAAAAGCATTTAACAGGAAATTTGGCTTCACAGGATAAAGTTTGTATATTTAAAGTATAATTAAAAACAATAAAGGTTATGTTAAAAATCAATAATGACAATTTTTTGAACGAGTCACAAATTCGTGAACAAGCAAGTTCAATCTTCACCACTAAAGGTGCCCCAGGTACTAGTGAAAAATATTCTCACATTCCAACCAACCAAATTATTCAAGATATGGAGAAACTAGGTTGGGGAGTAGTTGATGCAAAACAAGTACGTGCCCGTAAGGGTGAGGGTTACCAAAAACACCTAGTTGTATTCCGCAATAATAACCTTGTTATTGAAGGTACAGACGGAGACAGTGCTTATCCACAAGTATTGCTTACTAATAGCCATGATGGTAAAAATGCATTTACTTTTACAGCTGGTTTGTTTCGTATGGTGTGCGAGAATGGTTTGGTTATTTGCTCTAAAGAGTTTGAAAATCTTAAGATTCGTCACTATGGTTACAATTTTGAGGAATTGACAAATGTAATTAATTCAATGGTAGAAAAACTTCCATTGACTGTTGAATCAATGAATCGATTTAAAGGAAAACAGTTGGTTAAAGAGCAAATCGAAGAATTTGCTAAGAAAGCAGCTGTAATCCGATTCGGAGTAGAACAACTTCAAAACATTACAATTGATTATGATAAACTGATTGAGCCAACTCGCCCTGAAGATCAGGGTAATGATTTGTGGAGTGTGTTTAATATAGTTCAAGAAAAATTAGTGCATGGTATGTTTGAATATACCTCAGGTAACAAGTTGCGTAAAGCAAGAAAAATTAAGAACTTTAAACAAGACCTTGATTTGAATGCTAAACTATATGAACTTGCAGTTGAATATGCAGCTTAACAATAAACAAGAATTACACCAGCTCATAAGTGAAGAGCTGAAGTTGGAACCAATCACCACCCACATAGATGAGTTGTGGGTGGTGGTTACAAGGACACTACATAAAGGAATCAGCGTTTCTAAAGAGAATCTAGTTGATTATTATTTGACATGTTGTAAGTATGACAATCTAAAAGATTGATGGTCAAGTGGCGGAATTGGTAAGACGCGACATATGGTTATAGCAATGTGGGTAAAAAATGGTATGTGTACACATCCTGGTTACTATATTGGCAGCCCGTGCAGGTTCGAATCCTGCCTTGACCACATATGCTCCTATAGCTCAACTGGATAGAGCAACAGATTTCTAATCTGTAGGTTTCAGGTTCGATCCCTGATAGGGGTACTTAGTTTATAATATTTATTATAAACACACCATAATGAAAATATTAACTGTGCTTCTAGCACTACTAATAAAGGTTTCATTATACTCTCAATACGTCCCCATAAACAAAAGGTTTGATCAAGAAGAATATAGACTATTCATCCCAGGCCATAGTCGTATGGTTGTTGATTCACTCTATAGAACAGATCAACTTTATAAGATCAAATTAATAGAGGAAGAAGACATCTATATTATTCAAAATAATGCTTTAAAGTTTGTTTGTGATCTTAGAACAGGAACAGCTGAAGTTTATTTTGATGGAAAACTTGATAGTAAGTATGCTATTAAATTTTGGGATAGTTATAATTTCTTTGTAATTAAATTCCCTTTAGCTCGTACTTCATATCATTTCTTTAGAGTTTATTCTCCAAATAAAGTTTGGTAATTTAGAATTCATTTATTATATTTGTTCCAATCAGCACCTTTAGCTCAATTGGTTAGAGCAACTGACTCATAATCAGTAGGTCGCAGGTTCGATTCCTGCAAGGTGCACTAAAAAGTAAGTTATTTAAAATAAAGGAGAAACAAATTATGGAAACAACATCTTTCGTTTTAGGTATGCTCTCGATTATTGCAGTTGCTTTTATGGCTGTAATTGTTTGGGGTATAGTTAGGATTAACAAATTAACAGCAGAGTTAAAATCCACTCATGAGTGGATAGATAATAATACTCGAGAGAGAGATTATAATTTTCAACAAGTTTATAAAAAATTTGAAGATACAGATCGTCAAACATCTTATGAGTTAGAACGAGTCTATAACCAAATAGCTGAGTGCCGCTCATATACAGACTCACGATTTGATAAAGCAACAGGATCAACTGGGACTAAACAATTAATTAAAGGATAATAAATAATTAAACTTACTTTTTAAAGCGGCTTTTTGCCGCTTTTTTTCTTTATATATTTATATACATGAATATCAACAAAATATTTAACCTATTTAAATCTTCTGAGGAACCAGAAGAAGCTATTGTACAAATAGACTTGTCTGATAGTCCTATAATCTGGATTGGGATATTTAAAAAACTAATTGTAAATTATGAGACATTTGCTAAGCAAATAATTAAATTTTTAGGGGAAACTAGTCCGGATCTGGATACTGATGAGATTGAAAGGGCAAGTAGTTATATGGTTTATAGCAGGGCGTATGATAACTTATCAAAACTTGACCTACAAGATACCACTCATTTGGATTGCCTCAAGTTATCCTCAGATGAAATTTTTAAACAAACCCTAACCAGTGCCTTAAATTATTATGAATCTTTAGAAGAATACGAAAAATGTATTTATCTTAAACAAATTCAAGACATAATTAATTCTTCTTCAAAATAACTTGGTATATTTATTCTCTTCAGTTATATTAGAATCACAGGGGTTTTGATAATAAGATGTGTAGAAAATAAGGGTGTATGTGTGTAACAACAAATTAACAAAAATATATTTAAATTATGAAACATAGAGACAGTATTTTACGTGAACTTAATAAAATTGAAGGTTTAACTAAACAACTTAATTTTATTGTTAACCAACAACTATCAATCGAGATTTACAAAGAAGCTTTAGAAAACATCAATGCTTCAATTGAACAAGCTAAAATGTATGTTGAAAGCGAGCCAATTGATGGTTATGAATTAAATGTTGCTGCGCGATGAAATTAACAGCAGAACAAATCCAAGACAATTGGAACAAATTTCTATCCATCATTGATGAGCATATCTCTGAGCCTAGATGTTCTGAATTAAAATCATTTTATGAATTATATGCTGAGCGTATTATGCTTATGCCTGCTTCTCATAAAAAAGAATATCACAATGCATTCCCAGGCGGTTATGTAGATCACGTATTACGAGTAGTACAATGTGCTCTTAAACTCCACCAAGTGTGGAAAGAAATGGGGGTTGATACTTCTGCATATACCTTTGATGAATTAGTATTTGCTGCTTTAAATCATGACTTGGGTAAAATGGGTGATGAAGAAAATGAATCATACCTCCCCCAGGACGACCAATGGAGAAAAGATAAACTAGGTGAAGATTACAAATTCAACAATCAACTTGAATACATGTCTGTCCCAGACCGCAGTTTGTATTTGTTAATGTCTCATGATATTGTATTTTCTAAAAATGAGATGTTAGCAATTAAGTTACATGATGGTTTATATGATGATGCTAACAAGCCATACTTAATATCCTACCTCCCAGAAACTAAACCCCGCACAGCTTTAGTATATATCATTCACCAGGCAGATTTAATGGCTGCTAGGATTGAATTTGAGCAAGAATGGAATGCGAAATTAAAAAATGGAACAACTCAAAATAAATCATCAAATTTCACAATTGAAAAAAACAAGAAAGCACCTATTAAGACTAAAGCTTTAAGTAATATCAAAAGTGAAGGATTAAAAAGTTTACTAGATAATATATGATTATAGCAATTGTTATATTAAGTTTAATGGTTGTGATCCTAGGATACACAACCTTTAATCTTCTTAGAAAAAATGAAAAACAAGAAGATATCCTAATTGGATATATGTCTTATTTAAATAAAGTATCTGATATAATTGAAATGTCAGATAAAAAACTTAAAGAAGTAGACGCTAGAGAATCATTCAAATCAGATGATGAGGTTGGTTTTTTCTTCGAATCAGTTAAACAAATCCAAAGTATTTTAAACCAGTTCAATATTAAGAATTTATGAGTGATGTAGCAGCGGTAGTAGTAAAACCAAAAACTAGTGGGATGTATTTCACTCAAGAAACAGAGAATGCAATTGTTGAGTATAATAATACTTTAGATTACGAGACAAAAAATAAAATATATCGTGATCGTATTCATTATGCGTTTTTTAAATTAACAGAAAATATTATTCATACTTTTAAGTTTTATTATACTGAAGTAAGTAATATTGAGGATTTACAACATGAAGTAATTTCATTTTTACTTTCTAAGATTCATCTATTCAACCCAGAAAGAGGAGCTAAAGCATATTCGTATTTTGGAACTATAGCTAAACGTTATTTGATTATTTCAAATACTAAAAACTATAAAAAACGAGTAGACAAAGCACCAATTGAAGAACTCGAATCAGATGAGAAGTATAGCTACAACATTGATGAAACCCCCATCAACCAAAAATTATCAGCATTTATAGATGAATACGTTGAATACTGTTCTGACAATATATATGAATTATTCCCAAAAAATGATGATGCTAAAATAGCAGATGCAATTTTAGAGTTGTTTCGTAAAAGAGAAAATATAGATATATTTAATAAAAAGGCGTTATACATTTACATTCGGGAAATTGTTGATGCTAAAACCCCAAAAATTACTAAAATAGCAAATAAACTTTACGATATATTTAAAAACCATTATTATTTTTATTTAGAAAATGGGTATACAAATTTCCCATAATTATATTTATTATTAAACACGTATCATGAATGGTTTAGACAATGTTGTATTTGGTGGTAAAAAATTTTCTGACATATTAGAGGAGATATATAATAATCAAAAGAAAAAAGACAAACAAATCTCCGCCCTCATATCAGAATTAAAACCACTAGTAAACGAAATAGGAGATGCTACTTTAATTGTTCCTTTAATTAAAGAATACTTAGAAATAAGTGTTAAAAATGATGAACAATTAATTAAGATGGCTACTATCATCCAACGTATTATGAGTAATAACGGAACCGCCGAAGGCGGTTTTGGTATCTCTGAGGAAGAAAAAGCTCAATTATTGGCTGAAATAGACAAATTTAAAGAAGGAGGTAACTAATGCCCACACCGCTGTATGGTAACCAAACCAATAATGGATCAAATTTTACTGCTGGTGCTTCATCTGGGGTATCTACTACATCTGCTGTATCTACATATAGAGTAGTAGACATTATTTTAGATGACACCCACAAAGACTGGAAAAAGTATGGTGAATGGAATGGAATTGGCACCATTTTTATAGACTCAGTTAAAAATCCTACCTTTAATGGGTCTAATTCTAATAATAAAGTAGCAGCATATCCTCTTTTCCCTAATCTTAAATATTACCCATTAATTAATGAGTTAGTACCAATAATATACCTCCCTAACACAAATATTATTAATAATACCACTTCAGTATCTCCATATTATTTACCTCCTATTAACATTTGGAATAGCCAAATACATAACGCTATCCCGGCTGCTAGTACTTTACCTGAACCACAAAGAAGAGATTATCAACAAATAGAAGCAGGGGCAGTACGAAGAGTAACAGACCAGTCTACTGAAATAAATTTAGGGAAAACATTTAAAGAATCAAATATAAACAACATTCACCCCCTTTTACCCTATGAAGGAGACACCATATATGAGGGTAGATTTGGAAACTCCATCAGACTAGGCTCTACAGTCAACAATGCCAATATCAAAAATAATTGGTCTAATGGTACCGGTAAGGATGGAGACCCCATTACTATTATCAGAAACGGACAAGGCCCCTTACCTACAGATCCTTGGGTTCCAACCACTGAAAATGTAAATAATGACATGTCATCTATTTACTTAACTTCTACTCAACAAATCAGTAAATTTACTTTAGCAAGTAATTTAGTTGACTCATATGGTAAACTATCACCTACAGATGTCCCTGATGATGTTAATGCATACTCAAAAAACCAAATAATTTTAAACTCAGGACGATTAGTATTTAATGCTACTAAAGACAGCATTATATTAAGTTCTGAAAAATCCATACATTTATCCTCAGATACTACTATTAATATGGATGGTGGTACTCAAATTGTTTTAGCATCTCCTCTAGTACGTTTAGGTATTATAAATGGAACTGATGGGATTAATATTCAACCACCAGTACTAGGAGATAATTTAAATCTTTTATTACAAGAGTTATCTGTTTTTATGGATACTTTAAATATAGCTTTTAAAAATGCTGCTGACTCATTTGGAGCACCAATAGCATCATTAAATGCGGTTTCTAGTGATGCTGAAGATATATCAATATCAATTGCTAATTTTGTTCAAAGTAAAAAACTGTTATCTAAAAATGTTAAAATCTCTTAATCATGGCTAATAATCCTGGAGGTAACAAATACACTGGAGTTGTACGCTCAGATACTGGGGCTCCTTTAGAGGGGGTGGAAGTCAAACTCAGATACACTAACTCCTCAGGACAAAGCATTTTAAAAACTGCTAAAACTGGAAAAGATGGTGTTTGGAATGCCACTATAGAGAACGGAATCGATCTCTCAACAGTAACAATAACATATGTAAAAAGTGGTTCTTCTTCTATTACTATTAAAAATCCTAAAGTCTCTGATACATTCCAATTCCCCCCTCCTTCAATTAACCCACTCTCAGGAGGTAGATTTAATTTAAAAGGAGCATATGATAGTGGAAAATATTTAGTATCTTCTTTAAATTCATATGACCAAAGTCTTCTAGATTATAACCTAGCGGGAGCATTACAGTTTATGGATAATTATAAATCAACACAAAAAGCTGTAATTAAAATAGATGCTTCTGAATCCCAAATTGGTAATTATGATAGAGAACCCTCTGCGTCTAATGGTACTGCTAACCCTAACTTTGGAGCATCACTAGGACAAAAAGTCCTATCAGGATATCGAGCTACTAATCTAGAAACCTATATAAAACAATATTTTAAAGATAATGGACAACCTGCCCCAAACATCCAAAAAAACCCATTTGTAAGCGGCCCCCCAGCCCCATCCCCTTTCCCTGAGCGAGATACCCCAGCATATAAAAAAGTTCTTGAAGATTATAAGGAATACCAATTTGTAAATATAACAGCAACGTTTACTGGCCCCCCATGTATTGATATACCTTTTACTGGTTCTCAAGCAGGTACTGTTGATTTTATTAAACCTGCAGGCGCTACTAAAATTACTCTTGATGCTTTAGAATTTCCTGATAGATTCGGATTTAGCAGTACTGGCCCCAATGGTGTAACATATACTGATACTTTTTATCAAAATTCTAAAACTGTTGGTAGTTTTATTTCATGGGGATTTATTATATATCTTAGAATAGGCCCACGCCCCTCCCCTCCAGTCCCTCAAGGATCTCGATTTCCTCTCCTTATACCAATTTTTTTCCGTGACACAGGTAAAATAGAAACTGGTTCTTATGATTTACGTAAAAGTTTAACAGATGATTGGTTCCTCCAATCAGATGGTACCATTAACCCTGATAAACAAGGTATAATAGGTACCCAAATAATTCAATGGAATCTCAATTATGCTTCTGCAAACGATATTCAATTTGATGCTCCTTTTACTGATTATAAAAGCCATATAGATTTTTGTTTTAACCATGCCCCCAGAGCTGAAGGATCTCAAAATTTGATGTATGGATATAAAATTACTAAAACCGATTTAGTTTATAACCTCGGTGGCGTACCAGACAATGGACCCTTTTCCATATCATATATATCAGGTAACGTTGCTGGTAAGTCACTCTGGAAATATAGATTATGCCCATAATTAATTTTAAAATATGCCCCAATATATATTAACTGTAAAAGATGCATCTACCCAAAATCCATTACCTGGAGCTACAATATTTGGTGCTAAATCTTTTGATAGTGTCTCTCCCGATTCAATAGTATATATAGCCCATGCTGATATAAATGGTAATATACTCCTTAATTCAGATAATGACTTTAAGTATATTGTTACTGCTCTCTATTTAACAGAGGCTAACCTCCAAGTAACTGATACTACAACTACAGTTTCTGGAGTCCAAGTTTCAGATGCAGTACAAGAAGCTGATGGAAAATATAGAGTTAGAGACGCTGCTGGGGATATTTTAGGTGAAAGTCTTGACAAAAATGTTGCTGAATCTAGAGCTCAAAATGAAGCAGCTCGAAGAGCAGCTCTTGCCTCAGGTGCAACTACTTCTAAAACCCTTAATTATTGGGAATTATCAACTGTATTAGAAGCTAACCCTAATTATAACCAATACAGTAATGATTATAATAGTTTTGCTGTAGCTAGATTCCTTGATAGTGATTTTTCACCATATAGTAACCCTGCTACTATAACATTAACCATCAGTTCTACAAGTCGTGCCTCACGATATTGGCCTACAGATGCTCAAATAAGCCAAATACCTCTAGTTAATCTACCTTCTGATAATACAATAACAGAAATACCTCGTGGTACTTTATCGCCTGAACCTGATCCTACTACTACTGCTACATCTCAACTTAATGCTGAAACAAAAGCTGAAAATAATAAAACTTTAGATAGGACATTAAAATCACAACTTTCACCCCAAGCAAGATTAGTTAATATTTTTAATGCCCAAAAAGATAAAATTAGAAGAAAAATTATTCCTTTTTTAATAACATTGTTATTACCTTTTGGAGCAGCCGTAGTACAAGGTGTTTTAGCTAAATTACCTTTAAGTACTTTAAAAGATTTAGCTTCTTGTCCTAATAGAGCTAAATTATTACAACTTATAGAAAAACGTAATAAATTAGTAAGACAAATTAATGCTATTTATAAAACAGTAACAACTTTATCCAAAATAACTATAGGACTTAACACTGCAGTTACAGCCATACGAATTGGTATTTTAGCAGCAACATTTGTACCTCTCCCCGCCCCTCCAGTTGTGCCTGTAGGTTTAGCTAAAATTGAAGAAACCGCCAAAAAACTTAATGTAGTACTCAATATTGCAACTGTAGCTTTGGCTACTATAGGAACATTACTTGGAGTAATTTTAGTTATATTAAGATCTTTAGATGCATTAATGCTTCAATGTGCTGAAGATCCTAATTATAATACTCCACCAAATGAGCCTTTACCTGTTGCTACTGAAGACATTAAACTTCCTATACCCTTTGAAGAAATTAATACTGAATTAGATGGTTTTATTAATGAATCTACAGGACTAAGCAATAGTGATGTGATTAAATCTACTCAACAACAAAATAATATTTATAAAGGATTTACTTTAGAATTAAAACTAGACACTACTTCTAATACTTCTTACCCTAGACGTTTTGCTCAAGCAGTTAATAGACAAGGAGTACCTGTACTAAAAACCGACTCCTCATTCGCATCAGACCCACAAGTACTTTTGGATCAACTAAAATTTATTATAGATTCAAATCCTCAATTAACAGCTGAATAATCAAATATTTATAACTATGAAAACAGATTTTTTAAAAAAGTTAATTAAAGAAGCAGTTCGTGAAGCAATTCAAGAAGAAATTAAAGATATACTTCTTGAGGCCGTACGCTCTCCTAAAACTGTAGTTAATGAAAATGCTAACCCTATCCCTTACACTACAAAACCAACTCATACCAGTATCAACCCAGATATTAAACGTAACTTGCGTAGTATGATTGGTGGTGAGTTTGATGCTGTACTTACAGCTAATTCATCACACGCTCAACCCACTTATACTCCTCCTCCTGTTAGTACAGTAGGTGAAGGTTCAAGTTTACCTGGTGGTGAAGTAAGTTTAGATCAAATAATGGGATTAATGACTAAATAATGGCAATTAGAATAGCAAACCAAAACCCTTTAGACCTAAACCAGCGAGTTGCGGTTGGGATATCTATTCCTTTTAATGGGGGTGCTACTAATACTGGTACCCCATTATATACGGGTTCTGGGTTTAATCCATCATTAGCCACAGGAACCTCAGTATTTACCTCAACATACACAACAATTGATCAAGTTAAATCAAACATGATTAATTTTTTATTAACTAATAAAGGTGAACGAGTTCTTAATCCTGGATTTGGTTCTAATTTACAAAATCAACTGTTTGAAAACATAACAGATGAATATTTAAAAGGTTTAGAAATTAAAATAGGTAATGACCTCTCAACAAATTTCCCTGCAGTTAGGATAAATGGAGTATCTTTAACTCCAATATATGATGAAAATGCTATACAATTATCTATAAATTATTCATATTTAGGAAACACTCCTGAAAATCTTCAAATTACATTATAATGGCAACTGAAAATAAAGATATAAAATATATAAATAAAGATTTTGGTGAATTAAGGAATGCCCTTATTGAATACACTAAAACCTATTTTCCATCAACATATAATGACTTTTCACCCTCATCCCCAGGAATGTTGTTCTTGGAAATGTCAGCTTATGTTGGTGATGTGATGTCATTTTATCTTGATAACCAAATTCAAGAAAACTTTGTTCAGTTTGCTCGCCAACAGAATAATTTATATACTTTAGCATATATGTTAGGCTACAGACCTAAAGTAACTGGTGTAGCATTGGCTGCTGTTGATATTTACCAACAGGTTCCTGCTAAACTAAATGTTGCAGATAGTACTTGGGTTCCTGATTTTGATTATGCTATACAAATAGCAGCTAACACTACTTTAGCCTCCAATTTAAATGGCGCTACAGGTTTTGTTATGCAAGATCCTGTAGATTTTACCTTTTCTAGCTCAGCTGACCCTACTCAAATTACAATTTATAGTACAGTAGGTGGTGTTCCTGATTTCTTCTTACTTAAAAAAACCCGAAATGCAATTTCAGCTAATGTAACCTCTATTGACTTTTCATTTGGATCCCCAGAACGTTTTCAAACTATAGAAATTAATGACGCTAATATAATACAAGTATTAGATATAGTAGATAGTGATAATAATGAATGGTATGAAGTGCCATATCTAGCCCAAGAAACTATATATGACACAATAACTAATACTAATCCTAATGATTCAGGTGAAGTACCATATTTGTTACAACTATTAAAAGTCTCAAGAAGATTTGTTTCAAGATTTACTTCCCCTACAACTCTTCAAATTCAATTTGGTGCAGGAACTAATACTTCTAACTTTGATACTACTATCACACCGACACCAAATCTTATAGGATTAAATCTTACTATCCCAATCGACCAACGCTTATTTACAGCTTATGACCCTGCTAATTTTTTATATACAGGTACTTATGGTATTGCTCCAAGTAATACAACTTTAACAGTAAGATATTTAACTGGAGGGGGAGTAGCAGCTAATGTACCTGCTAATTCAATTACTTCAATTACTAATACTACTAATATCACCATTGTTACTGCTGGTCTAGACCCTACTCTCCGAGAAAGAGTTCTTGGATCAGTAGCAATTACTAACCCTTTAGCAGCTACTGGAGGTAAAGATGGAGATACTACTGATGAATTAAGATTTAATTCTTTAGCAGCATTTGGTACTCAATTAAGAACAGTAACCCAAGATGATTATTTAGTTAGAGCTTTAAGTTTACCCTCACAATATGGTTCAATAGCCAAAATATATTTAGAACCCGAAAAGCTAGAAAATATTCTTCCTGGAGAAACTCCTTCCACATTAGATCTTTATGTTTTAGCTTATGATGCTAATAAAAAACTTAAACCAGCCTCAAATGCTTTAAAACAAAATTTAAAAACATATTTATCCCAATATAGAATGATTAATGACACTATCCGAATTAGAGATGGATATACCATTAATATTGGAGTAGATTTTGATATTATAGTTCTCCCGGAATACAATAACAGTGAAGTATTAATTAGTTGTATTAATGTTTTAAAAAGTTATTTTGAAATTGACAAATGGCAAATGAATGAGCCTATCACATTAAGAGATTTATATGTTATGCTTGATAAACTTGATGGTGTTCAAACTGTTAAAACTATTAATGTAACTAATAAAGTAGGTATTTCTGCAGGGTATTCTCCTTTTGCGTATGATATTGCTGGGGCAACTCAAAATAATACTATTTATCCTTCATTAGATCCGATGATTTTTGAAGTTAAATACCCTGATTCTGATATTAAAGGGCGTATAGTATCTTTGTAATTCTTATATTTATAATAAAAAAATGGCTGTTTATAAACTATTTCCTGTTAAAGATGCTACTATTTATTCCCTTTACCCTAACAAAAATACAGGGTTAGATGAAGTAATAGAAACTACTACTTTAGTAAATAATTTATCTTCCTACCCTCAAGCTAGTAGATTTTTAATCCAATTTGATTCAAATGAGATTAATGATATTGTTACTAACAAAATTAGTGGTTCTCAATGGCAAGCTAATTTTAGAGGATTTGCTGCTAATTTAGAAGGTTTATCAACTACTACAACATTAGAATTTTACCCTGTTTCTACTACATGGAATATGGGTACCGGAAAATACAATTATAGTCCTGAAATTGAAAATGGGGTTAGTTGGACTTGGAGATCATATTCTGGAAGTAACGCCTGGACCACTAGCGGCTTCCCAGCTTTCGTAACAGCATCATACGGGAATGAGATTGGAGGAGGTACTTGGTATATAAGTTCATCAAATTCTACTATTTTACCTATCTATTCAACTCAAAGCTTTACTTATAAAGACTCAGGTGACATTGATACTAATGTTACTAATATGGTTAAAGCATGGTATAGTGGTACTATAGATAATAATGGAATTATAGCTAAACAAGCTATTGAATTCATTAATAATGAAGATTATCAATCTAAAATTCAATTCTTTTCCTCAGATACTCATACTATATACCCACCACAATTAGAATTTAGATGGAGAGATTACACGTTTAATACTGGTTCTTCTGTTATTACTAAATTGTCTACAACAATTGCTACTGTATCTGTAGATAATAACATTGGTGTTTTTTATCCTGAAAGTGTAAATATATTTAGGGTTAACAGCAGACCAACATACCCAACAAGAACTTTCCAAACTTCTTCTTACTATACACAAAACTATTATCTTCCAACTTCTTCATATTTTTCAATAAAAGACTTGGATACTAATGAAGTTGTTGTAGATTACGATAATCAATATACTCAATTAAGTGTTGATGAACAAGGCAGTTATTTTACACTTTATATGAATGGTTTAGAACCTGAAAGATATTATAAGATACTTATTAAAAGTATCATAAATGGTTCAACAATAATTTTTGATAATAATTATTATTTTAAAGTAGTTAATGGCTAATTATCCGTTAAATAAAACAGTTTTTAATAAACAAAACTATGAAAACACTATTGATACTTCTTTTTCACAAGTATCAGTACCGCCACCCCCTTTAGCAGATACTATAACTGTAGGGGAGTTTTTTGAGTTATATAATACTTTGTTTTATGATATTCCTACTAATGGAAATACTAATTCACATGAATATCTAGTTAAAACTAGTGGTGACTATATTGGTTTTGAACAAACTAATGAAGAAATTCAACTTTTATTAGACGAAATAACTACCCTAAGACAAGATCTACTTGCCGCCAACCAACAATTAATTTCTTTACAAGCCTCACCAAGCACTAACCAACCCAACATTAATTCATAATGGCAGCAGAAATAACTCCTTTAGACCCTAATAGCCTAGAAATCCAATCCTACTCCCCCCAGGACTTAGGCTTGCTTTCTACTGAACCTTCTCCTTCTACATTTAATCCTTCAATACATTATGTAGAATATACTATTCAATCTTTAGATAGATCTTATACTCTTACTAACCATAATTTTAATGGTTATCAAGTCATAGCTAATACGGTTGATGGAGCTTCGGGTTTTTCTACAACATATGAAATTAGTTTAGACCCTGAAAAAAATCTACTTGATGCTGGTTTTTTTCAAGGATCCTATAATACTATATATAACTTTTTTAGTAATGAACTTGGTTCATCTTTTGAAGGCCAAAACTATTATCTAAAAAATATATCTCCAGATAGAACAGAAGTAAGATTAGCTTCAAATATCTTAGTAAATTTTGAAATTGAAGATTTAGTAAATCAATTTAAAAGACGATCAAACGATTCAACATATTTCCAAGATTTTTATTTAAATTTTGGAGATAATGAGTTAGTTATAGCTAATAATATTTTACTTGATAAAACAAGCACACAATATGAGGTACTAATTAACTTATATGAACCTTTACCTCCTCAATTTGATTTAAAAGATACATTATGGATTGTTACTAAAGTTGCAGATTCATTAGCATTTAATGTTGAATTTGAATTTTTACCTGTCACTCCTAGATTAACTAATCCTACACTTAAAGGTCCAAATTTAAATCTCCCTTTAAAGGATAGAATTAATAATTCAACTGATTATATCAATTATGAACAGTTATTAACAACAGGACTTGTATCCTCATACGATCAAATTCTTTCATATTTAGCTGAAAAAAGCATAGAAATAGGAATTAATTACTCTGATTTTTCCAGCTTTGTGCATTTTTCTTCTGCAGTATCAAGAGTTGGAAATTTTTTCTATAAAGTTCAACTTATTGAACAATACAATTCAAGTTTAAACACCATTAATGAAACCACAAACACATCTATAACTTCCAGTGTTCTATATTTCAGTAATAAAATTACAGATATAATTAAAAATTTTGATGGGTTTGAATATTATTTGTATTTTGAAACAGGTTCAATTACTTACCCTAAAAGTACTGTTACTCCCCCATACGCCCTAGTAACTAGCAGTGATGCTTCTGTTACCACTTGGTATGAAGGATTATTAAGTACTGCTTTAGATTATGATCAAAATAATCAAGATTATTTAATAAATACTATACCTTCATATTTGAGAGATGATCCTCAAAATGAGCCTTATAAAGTGTTTATTGATATGATTGGCCAATATTATGATAATATT